TAAAGTATGTTTTCTTTTCATCTAGTATTTTAGGTTCAGGATATCTTGTAATCTGACTAGATAGATAACCAGTATCTACAAACCAGTATTCTTGTTTATTTTCTATACACTCTTTTATTTTAGCAATATTATTACCTGCTAATCCCCAAAAGAAATGTATAGGTCTATCTTCGTCTTTCCAACCTTTTTCTATCTTTGGCCATATCTGGTGTGATAGGCATTTATTCCATTTAAGTTTATGAGTTATTATCATATGTTTCAAATACCGTATTTAATGGTTGATTACATCTTACAAAACTAGCACATTTAGGAATATCTTTTAATCGTCTTGCACCAATATATGTACAACTTGATCTAACTCCACCTAATATATCTTCAACCGTTTCTTTAACTGATCCTCTATCTGGTAATATAACTGCTCGTCCTTCATTACCTCTATAACCATCTTTTCGTTTTCCGTGTATCTCTCTCGCTCTATCGGAAGACATACCATAAAATTCTCTCCTGCCATCTTTACTTTCTACTTCACTTTCATTATGTCCTGCTAACATTCCACCTAACATTACAAAGTGAGCACCTGCTCCAAATGCTTTTGCTAAATCTCCTGGCATATTACAACCACCATCTGCCATTATGTGTCCACCAACACCATTGGCTGCGTCAGCACATTCCATTACTGCACTAAATTGAGGTACACCTACACCTGCCATTGTTCTTGTCGTACATACACTACCTGGTCCTATGCCAACTTTAACTATGTCTGCACCTCTTATAATTAATTCTTCGGTCATTTCTGCCGTAACTACATTACCTGCAATAATAGTTTTGTCTGGATATTCTTCTCTAACTTTTGATATGAAAGATGAGAAATTTGTATGATAACCATTTGCTACATCTATTGTAATAAATTTAATATCTGGATAGTTATTTAATACTTGTTTCATTGTAGCATAGTCTTCAGCGTCATCTGTCCATAACTTATTAGTACCTGTACATACTGATACATACTTCAATTTAATTCCATTACCAACTGCTTTTTTCCATTGATCTAGTGTTGTTGTCTTTGTGATTGTAGTCATCATCTTATAGTCTTGTATAACTTTCGCCATACTAAATGTTCCTACACCGTCCATATTAGACGCAACTATTGGACAACACTCATATGTTTCATTTGAGTTTCTAAATGTAAATGTTCTGGTCATTTTAACATCACGCCTTGATGATAATGTTGACCTTTTAGGTTTCAACAATACATCTTTATAATCTAATTTTATTTCATTATCTAGGTGCATATAATAACTCCGATTTAACCGTTAATACTTGTTCATAATTAATACTTTCAAAATAATTTTCAATATCGTTCATTGTAATATTTTGTTTTACCATTACTTTCTTTTTTGCCTCTATGTGTATAAAAGGTTTACACTTCTCAATAAGTTTTCTAGCACCTATCAATGCCTCTATCTCATATCCTTCAGCGTCTATCTTAATATAATCTATATTATCTAAAGCAAAACTATCTAGTGTTTTAATAGTTACTTCTAAATTACCTTTATCGCTAGCGTGTGTATTACCTGTTTCACTAGGACTATATAAAAACATCTTTTTACTTTCTTCTCTACCTAAAGCATAAGGATATAATGTATAGTTGTTGTTTGTAATATTCTTTACATAACATTCTCTTACTTGTGGTATAGGATCAAAAGCATATGTATGTTTAAATGTATTAGTGAAATCTTTTGACCAGAAACCTATGTGTGATCCTATATCAATACAATTTTTCAATTCAGGTTTCTTCATCTTAATATATCTTAATATTGTTTCTCTATGAATAGTTTGATAACTACCATCTTTTATATAATGTTCAAAATGCGTATCTGAATCTGGTAGATACCAACCCTTTACAAATTTCATATCTTTAACCACCTATCATTATTTAATGTCCATTGTACTACTTCGTTTATTCTATCTTCAATAGATACTTTAGGTTCCCAACCTAATTCTTTCATTAAGTTACCATCTAACGCATAACGCAAATCGTGTCCTGGTCTACTAGTATGAAAATCTACCATCTTATATTTAAGTTCTTTATTCTGTGCCCTAGCAATCTTTTGTGCTAGTTCTAAATTATCCCATTCAACAGGTCCTACTAAATTAAATTTAGGACACTTTGCCCCACCATAGTCTTGTTCTAATTGATCTATCTTGTTTTGATTTTGTAATAAGAACAAGCAACCATCTGCAACATCTTTAGCGTGTATGTAGTGTCTGCTACCTGGTATTTTCTTATCTCTATCACTATGAATAGTTACCATATTACCATCTTTAACATTTTTAATTGTCATTGGTATAAATTTCTCTGGATGTTGTCTTTCACCAAACACATTCATTGTGTGGGTAATATAAACTGGCATATCATATGTGTTTTGAAATGCTACTGCAAGTTCTTCACCACCTGCCTTTGTAGCACTATATGGATTTGTAGAATTATATCTATCTCTTTCTTTATAGTTTACACCTTTAGGTGCTGGACCAAACACTTCATCTGTTGAGAAGTAAATAAATCTTTCTAAATTCTTTTGTTTACGACCAAAGTTTAATATGTTGCAAGTTGCAACTACATTGTCCATAACAAAACACATTGGATCCTCAATTGAACGGTCCACGTGTGATGACGCTGCCATATGTACTATGTAATCAAAATCGCCTAAATCTGCGGTCAACATTTCATTTAATTCTGCTCTTAAATCGTGGTAAACTATTCTTACTCTCTTTTGAGTTTCTTTATCAAACTCGTTCATCATATCTGCAATTCTATTTAAATTGCCAGAGTAATCTAATCTGTCTAATGAAACTATTTCCCAATCTGTTTTTTGTAATAGATGTCTGATTGTATGATGTGCTATGAAACCTGCACCACCTGTTAATAATATTCTTTTCATCTAAAATCCTGTTCTACCCACTTTATTTTCCAAATCAATCCATCGTTTGCCAATAACTTCTGGCGAGTGATAATCTCTTATATAATTTTGTCCTTCAATAATTTTTTTACTAATATCTGCTTTAGGCATATTTATTAACATTTTAATAGTGTTAGCATAAGCAACATAATTAACTGATCTTGCAAATCCTACAAATTCAGTATATCTCCTAAATACCATCCAAGTATCAACACCGTGATTCGTAATTACAGGTTTACCTGAATATATTGCGTCCATTATTCTATTAGGACTTTTTGCTTTAATGTGTGCCAAAGCACTATTACTATTAATTATAACAGGTAAAAAAACTATATCTGCTTCTTTCATTAATTCATATTGTTTTTTAAGATCAAATTCATATATTTCCATTCTACCATTTATAATTTGATCTTCATACATTTTTTTATATTTTTTACTTCTATCCATCATAGCAACTATTTTAAATTCTAATCCTGCTTCTGTAAATACTCTAATTAAATCATTCCACATAACCTTATTAAAGTGCTTACTATTTCCAAAAGTAAATATATTAAGGTATCTTCTACTCTTTAAAGCAATTCTAGGTTCTTCTCTTATTGCTTCTACTGGATCCTGAATAACAATAGAATCTCTACCGATAAATTTTCTAATTAGTTCTTGCATACTTGGACAAGTAGTTACAAGAGCATCCGCATTAGCACAAATAACATTGTGTGGTTTAATTACTCTCTCAACCCAACCTGGGGATATTTGTTTTTTCCATTTATTATCGCATATATCATAAACACATTTTATACCTTTTTCTTTCAAATAAAATAAATCTTTAGTAGTTGACTTCTTTGCTAAAACAACTATGTCATCTTTAGTTGCTTCTTTTAAATCTTTAATTATACCATCTCCAGGTCTCATACCTTGTAAAGGTATTGTTGCTCTAAATCTATATGAGGCACGATTACTATTAAAACTAGGAATGTAAAACTTTATCATACTTTTCCTACTAAATCTCTTGCCCCATAAGTTATCATAAAGTCTGCACCTGCTCTTTCAAAAACTTTATATGTTTCTAATAAAC